GCTACGGGTACATCGGCGCTGTGAGTTCATTGTTTCTTGCACTGTCCACGATGCTTGTGTCGGGTCTGTGTGAGGATATAAAGTAGTACATAACAAAAAGGAGCGGTTTCCCGCTCCCATATGGTTATATGAACTTTTTCATCACTTTCATATAATCTCGTTTCGTATGAAAAATGGATACGATATGCGCGATATTTTCCCCGGCATCGTACAAATAGAAGATTAGGTATTCCTTGTGAACCAAAAATCGATAACCGGCGCTCTTTAAAACTCTGTCTTTGGGCAGGGAACCGCTTTCGGGAAACTGTTCAAGAATTTTGCATTTTTCCCTGAGCTCGCTTACAAAGCGAATCGCAATATTTTTGTCCTTGGCATTCTCGGCGATGTAAAAAGCGATTTCCCGCAAATCGGATTTTGCCGTGTCGGTAAATTTTATATGACAGCTCATATATCGAGGTTCTCCAATTCGCCGAGAATATCAGCAAAAGCAGCATCCGCATCTTGGGTCCTTCCGAGTTTGATGTCATCCATTGCTTCGGCAAGATGTGCATACACGGCAAGCTTGGCTTCAAGCTCCGTAATATAGCGCTGCTGTGCTTGGAAGTCCTCGTGGCTGACGAGCACGGTGTCTTCTTTGCCGTTTACTGTGATTGCGACAGGGTTTTCTCTTGTCAGTGCGGAAATTCCGGCATAATTTGTGCGAATATCTTTTGACGGTCTGATCGAAATTGAGCGATCCATAAAAGCACCTCCTTTGCATAGTAGTCATATTATACTGTAATTGTGCTACCATGTCAAGCGGGTTATGCGACTTTTATAAAATTTATACGTCAATAAACTCTATAATATCTCCTGGCTGACAATGAAGCAATGTGCAAATTGTTTCTATTGCTTTCCATGATACCAATTCGCCGTTTCGGATTTGTGTCATATATGATTCTCCGAGAAGTTTTTCACGCCGGAGCCTCGTTGAGCTATATCCTGCTTTTTTTAACTCATTCATGACATCGATTTTGTATTTTATTGGCATTACTTCCTCCTTTAAGGGAACTATCCCAAGTTCACTTTGTATGAATATATTATACTGCAATTAGACACTAAAATCAAGTGTGAAAATTGCACAAAAACAACACTGAAAGTTTGTGTAATATGTATGTTGACAACACTGAAATCAAGTGGTATAATAGAATCACAAGGTTGAGGGAAGGCAGACGGGTAACGCCAAGAGTGCAACATAAGAGTGGGAACGGATAAGAGAGATTGAGATTGCCAAGAGCATAGATGTTTAATGCCACCCACCTCTCAAACCTAAAAAATACAAGGTAAGGGAAAGCAGACGAAAGTAGGCGAAAGCCGAAATCAAGAAGGCAACGTAAGAGCGGAAGCGGATGCGGAAGTAGCAGTATAGATTACAGACGCCGCAAAGCCCTCCGCCTCTTACCTAAAACAGAGAGGAGCATACCAATGAGTACGAGTGAGATCACAAGCAAAGTCAGAGAGTTGAAGGAACTCAAAGCCATGTTGGAGGAGATTGAAGCCGAGATTGCCACGATTGAGGACGAAATCAAGGCGGAAATGACAGCGAGAAACACCGAGGAAATGTCCGTTGACGTTTACAAGGTCAGATGGACAAAAGTCACAAGTTCACGCTTTGACACTTCCGCATTTAAGAAAACCCATGCCGAGTTGTATAGTCAATACACGAAGCAGACGGAAACACGCCGTTTCTCGGTTGCATGAGAAAAGCTCCGTATAGCGCCACGATCAAATAAACGCTATACAGAGCCACAAAACCGCCGGAGCGGGTATATTCAGTATATCATGCCCGCTCCGAAAAGTCAAGAAAGGAATTTTAACATGGATTTATGTAAGCTGTATTTCGATATTAGCAATGATTTCAAAATTGATAACCCGTTTGAAACCAGAAAGAACAATGAGTTATTTGACAAAATTTGTGACAAGCATTTTGGCAGAAGTGAGGAATATAACGACGATTTTGAGGAAGCATGGGAAGATTTATGCGCGCTGGTATCAGAGGAAAGAGAAAACGCCTTTATCGTCGGCTATAAAACCGCTTTGTCATTGATTCTTGCGGGCACGCTGTGAGGTACATATGGCAGAACGAAGGATGTTTGCTAAAACAATAGTCTTATCTGATGCTTTTCTTGATATGCCACTATCTGCAAGGTGCCTTTATTTTACCTTTGGAATGTTAGCAGATGATGATGGATTTGTCAATTCGCCGAAAAGCATTATGAGACAGTCCGGTGCATCAAACGATGACTTGAATCTTCTTATTGCAAAGAAATTCATATTAACTTTTGATAGTGGTGTAATCGTCATTAAGCATTGGCGGATCAACAATTATTTGCGTAACGACCGATATAAAGAGACTACATATCTTGAAGAGAAAAATGCGCTTGTAATAAAAGAGAACGGGGTTTATGATGCTGGTATACCAAATGGTATACCAGCGGTATACCCAAGTGGTATACCCAGTATAGGTAAGGATAGGTTAGATAAGGTTAGTATAGGTAAGGATAGTATATATATATCTGCGCAGAACTCCGAGGCGGCAGAACCGCCATCGGACACCGCGCCGAAAGAGGATAACACAAACGTCATTGCCTTTTTGCCTCTTGTCACCGGCGAGGAATACGGCATAACGGCAGAGGACTTTGACACATGGCAAAGTGCTTATCCTGCTGTCGATGTTTTAGGCGACCTGAAAAAGATGCGGGCATGGTTGGACGCGAATCCTACTCGACGAAAAACGGCAAGAGGAATCAAGCGCTTTATTGTGGGCTGGCTTGAACGCTCTCAAAACAGCGCGCCACGGCAGGGGACAAGCACGGGCGAACAGTCAAACAATGTGTTTATGCAAATTTATGAGGAGCGATACGGAGGAAAATCATGACGCAGGAAGAAGTCATCAAGTGCCTGAGCGTATTAAAAATCAATTATTCCACCTTTGCAAAAGGGTTGTCACAAAAGGATGCCGACAATTTAATTGAGCTTTGGATGGTGTCTTTTGCAGATTATCCGTATGAGGTAGTATCGCGAGCTGTTTATGACCTGATCGGGACAAAAAAAGATTTTGCTCCGGATATTGCTACCGTTAAAGAGAGAGTACGGGAATTATGCGCTGTTGCGACAGGAGAACCGACGAATACGGATTTGTGGCATCTGCTCTGTCGGGCAGCATCCAATTCTACATACAATTCAGAATCGGAATATCGCAAATTGCCGGATATTTTGAAGCGTTATGTGGGATCGCCGTCTGCGCTTCGAGAGATGGCGATGATTGAAGCAGATGTATTTAACACGGTGACAAAAGGAACGTTTTTTAGGACGATTGATTCGACGAGGGAACGGGTTGAATTTGAGGAACGGGTTTCGCCGGAGACATTGCGATTGTTTTCTTCATTTGCAAGACCGTTAAAATCGCAAGAAGATGAAACAAAGTCTTTGCAAGAATGGAACGAACGGCGCAATCAAATACTGGACGCATTGGATGGAGGCGCACATGAATCATGAAGAATTTAGAGAAAAGAAAATCAAAACGGAGCTATACCATGACAATTTTCAAAGCTATAAGCGGTATGGAATCCCCAAAGCGCAGCTTGTGATTGCGGATATACCATATAACCTCGCAGGAAATGCTTATGCGTCGAATCCGGAATGGTATGTAGGAGGAGACAACAAAAACGGGGAATCAGGGAAAGCAAAGAAATCTTTTTTCAACGGCGACGGCGAGTTCAATCTCAACGAATATTTCCACTTCTGTGGCAAGCTCTTGAAAAAAGAACTGAAGGAAAAGGGGCAAGCGCCATGTATGGTTGTGTTCTGCTCCTTCGAGCAAATGGCGCCGCTCATTCAAATTGCTAAGACACATTGTTATGACAATACTGATGATTTATGCGAATGTTGTCCTGCAAAACAATATTGCGATTTTTCGGAGGAAAGAAGTATATGAGATCTGTATTACTTAGTATACATCCGAAGTGGTGTGAGCTTATAGCAAGTGGCAAAAAGACCATTGAGATTAGAAAAACAAGACCGAAGCTGGAACCGCCGTTTAAATGTTACATATACTGCACAAATAAAAAACCTTATCTTGTATGGGGAGATGTGTTTAGGGGAAATTGGGAGACAGAATTTACACATCTCAGCGGATATAATCGCAACGATGCCGAAAGGATATGGGACGTATTCAACGGTAAAGTTATCGGTGAATTTGTGTGTGATGAAATTATTATAGATAAATGTGGAGAAAATTCTGATATTTTTGCCCAAAAAGGATGTTTGATTTTTGACGAATTGAAAACTTATAGTCCCAAGGGAATACTTTATGGCTGGCACATCTCCGATCTCATCATCTACGGCAAGCCGCGGGAGCTGCGGGAGTTTTATCGCATTTGCCCAGAGTGGGACAAAGAAGAATTTACGAAGAAATGTCATTCTTGCGAGCATTTTTATTCCTGCGATTATGAAACAGTGTATGGTTGCGATATTGACGGCGAGATGATGCTCACACGTCCCCCTCAGTCATGGTGTTATGTAGAATCTCTCTCGCAATTACCACACATCTTGTGAAAATGATAGGAGGGACAAAATCATGATTCAGGACAGCGGTTCCCGAACGGAATTTGAAACCGGCGCGGTGCGGGACATGAGCGAGGGCAAGGGGGACATGATCTCCCTGCCGTGGCGTGCGATTCTGCGGCTTTCCCGCCATTATGAGAACGGTGCAAAGAAGTACGGACGATTCAATTATCAGAAAGG